GGATCTAGACTATCAGATTGCCAAGTTCCATAACTTTCAGCAGGTTCGTAAGATTCAGTTGAACAGTGCTTACGGTGCGATTGGTAATCAATACTTTCGTTACTATTCGACAGAGATGGCAGAGTCTATCACTCTGTCTGGACAGTTGAGTATTCGTTGGATTATGACTGCACTCAACGAGTTCCTAAACAAAACATTGGACACTGAAAACTATGATTATGTTGTGGCATCTGACACCGATTCTGTTTATCTGCGCCTTGGTAATCTTGTGGATCGGGTTCTCCCTGACTGCGATGATAAGGACAAGATCACGAACTTCCTCGACAAGAGTTCGAAGGAGATCATACTTCCTTTCATCAAGAAAAAGTATGATGAACTCTCGGAGTTGATGAACGCCTATGAAAACAAGATGGTGATGGATCGAGAAGTCATCTCGGACAAGGGTATCTGGACTGCCAAGAAGCGGTATATGCTCAATGTGATCGACTCGGAAGGTGTTCGTTACGAAACACCCAAGATGAAAATCATGGGTATCGAAACGACTCGATCCTCTACACCACAGATTATTCGTGATCGACTCAAGGAAGCCATCAAGATCATCATGTATGATGACGAAGAGACGATGCAACAATACATCGCCGACTTCCGAACCGAGTTCAACAAACTCGATGTGGAGACTGTTGCTTTCCCGAGAGGCGTCAACAACCTTGGCAACTACACTGACGCGACTCACATCTATCGCAAGTCAACTCCAATCGGCGTGAAGGGATCTCTTCTATATAATCATTATCTCAAGAAGAAGAAACTTGAGAAGAAGTATCCAATCATCCAAGAGGGAGACAAGATCAAGTTTGTTTACCTCAAGGTTCCAAACCACATCGGTGATCGCGTCGTGGCATTTCCGTCATCTCTTCCGAAAGAGTTTGACTTGAACAGGTTTGTCGATTATACTACACAGTTCGACAAGGGTTTCCTAGATCCTTTGTCGAACATCCTGACTGTCATCGGATGGTCAGCAGAAGAACGAAACACACTAGAAAGTCTATTCGGTTAAGGAGAATACATGAGTTTTTTAAATGACATTATTTCAAACACTGGTAATGAATATGCGTCCATCGTGAGTGATGGGCTAGAGGGAAGTGACATCAATGGATTCTGTGATACTGGTTCTTATTCTTTTAACGCTCTTCTATCTGGTTCCCTTTATGGTGGTATGCCTGATAATAAGATTATGGCTATCGCAGGGGAGTCTGCAACTGGTAAGACGTATTTCACAATGGGGATTGTACATAAGTTTCTTCGTGATCGTCCTGATGGTGTTGTTCTTTATTTTGATACCGAACAAGCCGTAACTTCAGATATGTTTAAGGATCGTGGTTGTGATCCAAATCGAGTTGCAGTGTTTCCTGTGTCAACTGTTGAAGAGTTTCGACATCAAGCCATCACGGTGGTTGACAACTACCTCGAACTAAAGAAGAAGGATCGTAAGCCTATGCTTATCGTTCTTGATTCGCTTGGTATGCTTTCTACCAATAAGGAAATGACTGATACCGCAGAGGGTAAGACCACCAAGGACATGACTCGCGCCCAGATTGTCAAGGCAACATTCCGCGTCCTGACTCTGAAACTTGGTCGAGCAAACATCCCGATGATCATGACCAACCACACCTATGACGTTGTTGGTTCCATGTTCCCACAGAAGGAGATGGGTGGTGGGTCTGGTCTGAAGTACGCCGCTTCTACCATTGTCTACCTCTCCAAGAAGAAGGTGAAAGAAGGAACCGATGTCATCGGTAACATTGTTCATTGTAAGTTGTTCAAGGGTCGAGTCACCAAAGAAAACTCTATGGTTGATGTGATTCTAAACTATGATGAAGGTCTACACCCATACTATGGTCTGGTTGAGATCGCACTCAAGTATGAAATCTTCAAGAAGGTTTCGACACGGATCGAACTTCCATGTGGAACTAAGGTGTTCGAGAAGGCCTTGTATCGAGATGCCGAAAAGTATTTCACTGATGATGTCATGGCGCAACTCGAAGTCGCCGTCGCCAAGGAGTTTAAGTATGGTGGAGGCGAAGAAGTGGTAGAAACACCAGAGGTCCAAGATGGATCTGAGTGAAACAGATATTATCACTGTATCTGAAGGGAAATACAAAGGCACCGACTTTCAGTTCGGTGCTGTTTCCCTTGAAGAAGATGAAGAAAATGATAGACTTCGGTTGAGTTTCGACTATACTATACTCGACTCACCAATCGAAGTTGTCGATGAAGAGTTTACAGAGGTTGCTGGTGATATACTGGCATCCATTTTGAGTGAAGGTGAAATCAAAAAGTATGAAGACGATTGAAAGTTTGGTTCTAGAAAATCTAATCTACAATGAAGAGTTCACTCGTAAAGTTCTCCCCTACTTAAGTAAGGAGTTCTTTCATGATCGAACTCATGGGATTGTATATTCGGAGATCAAGGAGTTCTTCAGTCTATATAATCTACCACCGACAAAAGAAGCGATTGAAATTTCGTTGAATGAGCGAAAAGATCTGAACGACGATGAGTTCAAATCCATTCAACAAGAGATGAGTTCCTACACGAAGGCCGTTGAGTCAGATAAACTCAATTGGCTGGTCGATCAAACTGAAAAATTCTGTAAAGACAAGGCGGTATACAATGCGATCATGGAATCGATCCACATCATTGACGGCAAATCGAAATCAAAGACAGAGAATGCAATCCCAAGCATCCTATCCGACGCCCTCGCAGTCTCGTTCGACACCCACATCGGACACGACTACATCGAAGACGCCGACGAAAGATACGAATTCTACCACAAAGTAGAAAGCAAGATTGCGTTCGATTTAGAGTTTATGAACATGATTACCAAGGGTGGTACTCCAGCCAAGACGTTGAACATCATCATGGCTGGTACTGGTGTTGGTAAGTCTCTGTTCATGTGTCACCACGCCGCAGCGTGTCTGTCACAAAATAAAAACGTTCTGTACATCACCTGTGAGATGGCCGAAGAAAAGATTGCGGAGAGAATCGACGCTAATCTTATGGACATCACACTTGATGATCTCAAGGATCTTCCCTACGAAATGTATCAGAAGAAACTACAGAACGCCACTAGAGGAATCAGTGGGAAGTTGATCATCAAGGAGTATCCAACTGCTACAGCGAATGCGAATCACTTTCGTATTCTCATTGAAGAACTTAAATTGAAGAAGCAGTTCACTCCTGATATCATCTTTATTGATTACCTCAACATCTGTGCCTCCAGTCGCATTAAGGCAAATGGTGGTGCAAACTCCTACACAATCATCAAGTCAATCGCCGAAGAACTCCGTGGTCTTGCCGTGGAGCAGAACGTTCCCATTTTCTCCGCCACTCAGGTGAATCGAAGTGGGTTTACAAACTCTGACTTTGGACTTGAAGATACATCCGAGTCGTTCGGACTTCCAGCCACTGCCGACTTCATGATCGCGTTGATTGCGACAGAAGAGTTGGATGAATTGAATCAGGTACTTGTAAAGCAGTTGAAGAACAGGTATAATGATACAGCAGTGAACAGGAAGTTTATTCTTGATATTAATCGTGCCAAGATGAAACTGGCAGACTCTAGTGTTGATGAACAAGCACTGGTTGATTCTAATCAAGAAGAAGGTAACGGCTACGGTAGTGGGTTTGATGGGAGCAACTTCGACAGTAAGTTTAAGTCGAAGACAGTGAATGACTGGACGATATGACATCTTACATAGATAAAAAGTTCATTAATTTAGTTTCAGGTAAACTCGATCGGTTCGCTTGGAAGAAGGGAAACCTAGCACAATGTCGTTGTCCTATCTGTGGTGACTCACAGAAGAACAAGACTAAGGCCAGAGGGTTCTTCTACGAGAAGCAGAACAACTTCTTCTTCAAGTGTTTCAACTGTGGTTTTGGATCAAACATCTACAACTTCATGAAAGAGGTTGATCCGTCTATGTGTAAAGAGTATGCCATGGAGCAGTTTAAAAGTGGTAAATCAAATAATGTGAAGAGGACGGAGATGATATTTAGCAAACCAAAGTTCAAACCAAAGCACGATCTGCTTAAACCTCTTAAGTGCGTGAAGGATCTTCCTGAAGATCACATCTGCCGACAGTTTGTGGAGATGCGTAGGATTCCGAAGAAGTTCTACAGTATGTTGTACTTCACAGAAAACTTCTATGCTTACATGAAGTTGGTGGATCCAGAATTCAATCCCTCAAAGACAACTGGACCAGAACCACGACTCGTCATTCCTTTCTTCGACAAGAAGGATAATGTAGTTGCAGTTCAGGGTCGATCGTTGTCAATGAAAGATGAATATAATGCCCGCACTACACTACGTTACATCACCGTGAAGTCGGACAAGTCTATCGAACGACTCTGGTATGGTATGTGGCGTGCGAACCCAAAGAAGCGTGTGTATGTCGTGGAAGGACCGCTAGACAGTTTGTTCATCGACAACACGGTGGCGATGGTGGGTGCCGCCTCGGTGGAGAATGAACCTGCTCGATTTGCAAACACTGATATGGTTTATGTTCTTGACAACGAACCACGCAATCCCCAGATTGTGAAGTTCAATGAGAACCTGATCAAGCAGGGAAAGACAGTGTGTATTTGGCCGAATGGTATCAAGGACAAGGATATCAATGACATGGTGTATCGAATGACACCAAAAGAAATCAAAAAGATTATGGATGACAATGCGGTTTCTGGTTTAGAAGCAACAATGAGACTCAATCGATGGAGAAAAGTATAGTATGCAAGAGAAAGTATTAGATAAAGGTTATGTCGATCTGGTAGATCACATGGGTTCGGATCTCACGGTATGTAACGCCGCACGGGTTTCGTTCTCAAAGGATACTGAGTGGGAGATCGATGAGGAAGCAGTGGAAAGACTGCGTGAGAGTGGATCCTCGTACCACCCAGAGGATGTGAGGAAGTTATCTGTGCGTGATGGTAAGTTGCTGAAGTATCTGGCGACTCATCAACACTGGACTCCGTTCGCACATCCACAGATTACTCTGCGTGTCAAGGCGCCTGTGTCGATTCGCACACAAATGTTCAAGCACAAACAAGGTTTCGTGGAGAATGAGATCTCTCGCCGTTATGTTTCGTTTGAACCAGAGTTCTACTATCCAGCATGGAGAGGAGAACCTACAGATGGTGCAAAGCAGGGGAGTAGTGACTTCATTACGATTCATCCTGAAGCAGAGAAGAACTTCGATAATGTGATGCGTCTTGCGATGTACACATACAATGAACTTCTTCGCAACAAAGTAGCACCAGAGCAAGCACGGTTCGCACTACCACAAGGAATGTACACTGAGTGGTACTGGACTGGTTCGCTTGCTGCTTATGCTCGATTCTACAAACAACGAATCGACACCCATGCACAACATGAAGTGCGAGAATATGCCAAGGCAATTGGTAAATTAATCGCACCACTTTTCCCTGTGTCGTGGTCACATCTTACAAAATAGTTTATACATATAGATCATATAAAAAGAAAACGGAGTAGTGTTTATTATGTCAGGACTTCCAAGTTTATATCAATCATTTATTCACCTTTCTCGTTATTCCAGATGGATGGAAGAGGAAGGCCGCCGAGAGACATGGGAAGAAACCGTGAATCGGTATTTTGAGTTCTTTACAGAACACCTGAAGACAGAGTGCAATTATGATGTTCCTGATAAGTTGAGAAAGGAATTGCAGACTGCCGTTACGAATCTAGAGATCATGCCGTCTATGCGGGCGTTAATGACCGCAGGCGAGGCTCTTAAGAGGGACAATGTTGCAGGGTATAACTGTTCCTATGTTAGTGCAAGTAAAGTCAAGTCGTTTGATGAGATTCTGTACATTCTTATGTGCGGAACTGGAGTCGGGTTCTCCGTAGAACGCGACCTCATCAAGACCCTGCCGACGATAGCAGAGGAGTTTGAAGACAGTGATACAACGATTATTGTCAAAGATTCAAAAATGGGTTGGGCGAAAGCCTATCGAGAACTGTTTAGCCTTCTCATTGGAGGTCAAGTTCCAAAATGGGACACAAGCAAAGTTCGTCCTGCCGGCGCGCGCCTTAAGACTTTTGGAGGTAGAGCCAGTGGGCCAGAACCGCTCGAAGATCTCTTCAGGTTCACCGTCGAAACTTTCCGCAAAGCAGCAGGTAGAAAACTTACTTCTATCGAATGTCACGATATCATCTGCAAAATTGCGGAGATTGTCGTTGTCGGAGGTGTTCGTCGATCCGCACTAATCTCTCTCTCATCGCTCACTGACGAGCGTATGAGGGATGCGAAGAGTGGTGCATGGTGGGAAGCAAACACACAGAGAGCCCTTGCGAACAACTCTGTGTCCTACAAAGAAAAACCAGAGCCAGGCACATTCATGGAAGAATGGGTCGCTCTGTACAAGTCGAAGAGTGGTGAGCGTGGAATCTTCAACCGCGAAGCAGCACAGAAGCAGGTTGAAAAGGCAAACGCATTCAGAACCAAGATGGATCCAGAATACCGAACCCGCGACTCGGATCAGTTGTTTGGAACCAACCCTTGTTCTGAAATCATTCTTCGAGACCGTGAGTTCTGCAACCTCACGGAAGTCGTAGTCCGTGCTGATGACACACCCAAGAGTCTGGCACGCAAGGTAAAACTTGCCACCATTCTCGGCACTTGGCAGTCAACGCTTCTCAACTTCCGCTTTCTCTCTGGTGAGTGGAAGAAGAATTGTGAAGAAGAACGCTTGCTTGGTGTGTCACTTACTGGTATAATGGACTGCGAAACTACGAGAAAGGTAGAAGGATTGGATTTAATATTATCAAGACTTCGCAGTGAAGCGATCAAGGTAAACAAGGAACATGCCGATACTCTCGGCATTCCCCAGTCTGCCGCGATCACTTGCGTGAAACCATCTGGAACCGTTTCTCAGTTGACCGACGCAGCGTCTGGTATTCACGCTCGTCACAACGCACAGTATATTCGTACAGTGCGTGCGGATAACAAGGATCCCCTGTGTTCGTTTATGAAGGACAAGGGATTCCCGCATGAAGCAGATGTCATGAAACCAGATCATGTCACTGTGTTCTCCTTCCCTGTTCAGTCACCCGCTGGTTGTGTCACTCGTAATGACATGACTGCGATTGAACAACTGGAACT